AACCCCACGATACTTCATGATGAGTTCTGCGTTGTCCTTCGCATTGTCACCGTTGATATCGATGTATTGACCGTAGTGTGAACCAGACGCAGTTACGTACCCTGCTCCATCGTCATCCGTCTTCGGTACGATTGAGGGTGCTTTATCGTTCTCCTTGTTTGGATCTTTCTTGTTTGAACGTACTAGTTCAAATCCAAACAACTTGATTAAACTGTTCTGATCGTCTGCCATTTATAACCTCAGTGCTAAAAAATGCATGGAGGACAATCCCCCCATGCATTTATTTAGTAACAACTTAACTAGTTGTATTACTTTCCCAGTACTGGACTTGGAACTCAACAGTAAACTCTTCGATAGCATCAACCGTCTCGTAAGATAGTTCGATTGCGCTGACGGCAGTTGGGAAACAAGAACGGAAGTTATACGTCTTGAGTACATCTCCATCTTTATCCAACTGATCTACTGAGAGGTCTGTCTGATATGCCGCAGGATCGTTGAAACCAGTATTCTCGTTGTGAGAGTTAATACCGTTCATCCAACGTTCCATGGCATCACGTATTTCAAACCCAGTGTCATTGATTACAGTGATAGTCCAAGTTTCGAAAGTACGATCACCAGCAATCTTCAACTGACGACCACGGAATGGTACCGTGATCAGACCAGTATTTGATGCAGGAAGTGCCGCCGCCTTACACATGAAAGAGGTCAACTCTGCATCGCCAAGAGCATATGCAGGGAAGTTTACTCGCACGTTAAAGAGGTTGGCTCTAGCACCGCCACCTTTGAGTTTAGACTTAAAGTCATCTACGCCTAATAGTGCCATTGTCTACTCCTTATGCTCCTACGCTACCGACAACTTCTTCGAAGTCTACACCAGTTCGTACAGCAACAAAGTTCAGTTGAACAAAGTTGATCGAACGTGCAGGTTTGATGAAGATGTTAGCAACAAATTGATTGTTATCAATCACTTCTCCAGTGTTGTTAGTTTCGTCACAAACAACCTTGAAGTCAGTGATACCCCTTCGACCCTTCACTCGACGGAGGAAAGGTTCTACGATGTTAACAAATTCCGCACGAGTAAATTCGTCGTTGAATTCGAACATCACGTTCTTTGCCGCTTCTGCAATTGCTTTCTCGACAACGATAAACAAACGTCTTACGTTGATACGGTCGAATGCAGAAGGACGACGCTCCAACGTCTTGTCACCGAACAGGATCAGTCCGGTACCCGGAATGTTCGCAATTGGGTTGACACCAGCCTTATAGATCTGGTCACGTTGGGTTTGGTTAGGATTAGTAAGAATGTCAGTTACACCACGGTAATTACCACGACGTTGACCAGCAGGTGAGTACCATGGATCAGCAATTAAGTCTGTCGATGCCATGAGACCCGCAGTGCTAGATGCCGCAGGAATATTGATGTACTTATCGTTATACTTATCGAATACCTTGAAGTAGTTGTTATCTACTACTAGGTAGGATGAACTAGGTAATGAATCCGCAAACGAAACAGCACTTGTTGCCGCTTGACTATTAGTTTTACCCACAACATCTTCTTTAGGTACAGATGCTACCACAACACAGTCTTTACGTGCCTTCGCAATAGACTCAAGGTCAGTTACGATAGTATCGCCGGTAGCGGCACTAGTATACTGAGGTGCGATCAAGAAGTCAATCTCTGTTGCCAACTTGTCTTCGAATAGATCGTAACCAGTAGCATACTCAGAAGTACCAAGAGCACTAGATGCAACACCACCTTTTAACTTGACAGTCAACTGAGATGCTGGCGCACCAACTCCTAATCCGTAGTTAGTTGCACTATCTACATTAGGTGTGATACCATATAAAGTATGAGAACCTACAACGGCATCAACTCCAAATGCGGAGTCGTCGCCAAAGTAACCGTTCCAGATATACTGCGACCGATCATTGATAACATCTGAAATGTAGTTCGGAGAGTTATCAGGAGTAACCGCACCGCCAGCAACAGACAAGTGCTCAAACTTCTCAATTACTGAACCAGCAGTACCAGAGATTGCACCTGTGCGGTCAATGACTGCTACGTGGATTTCGTCGTTAGACGCACCTTGTTTTGTAGCATAGTCAGAGGTACCGGGAGCACGATCAAAGTTGCTCTTATATGCCCAACTAGCAAAGTGATCTACACCAGCAGAATCACCAGCAGGACAGTAAGATACACTGAGTGCGTTTCCAAGATCACCCGGATACTTAGCAATCCAAGTACCTGTACTTGTCTTAGAAGCACCAGTACCGACTGCAGAACTTACAGTGTTGTCCCAATGATCACCATTCTTGACGGTTGCTGAGTCACCAAGTGAAGTAAGCGCAGAGTGTGCGTTTACGCCACCGTTGTTTTCTCGAACAATCTGAAGAGTTTGTGAGTATTTTAAAAAGTAAGCGGCAGAGTGGAAATCTACCGAATTAGCGTCGTTAGGAGCACCAAAGACTTCTACCAGACCTGTTTCATCTGCTACTAGAGTTCTCTGTTCTACTGGCCCCCAACGGAAATTTCCTACAAATGCACCACCAGACTGACCGACTGCTGGAACAATGCCAGTCTTGTCGATTTCGCTGATCGTGATTCTAGGAGAAGCAGGTTTGATAGCCATATCTTTTTCCTTTAGTTTCGTTAACGAATAATACGGAGTTCATAATACGTTTATGTTCAACACCTTTATTTATAGAAAAACAAGTTTTCAGAACCTATCATCTAGGTCTGGAACTGTGTCTAGGTGGTGCCAACCTTTGAACTCTCCATCCGTTACAATCTCATTTATGCCATCGTCCACAAATCCAAACGGCACAATATCATCTTCGATCTGCCGCATCTTATCTTCAAACATCATCTGCTTTAGATTTATATCTGTCATATCTGCAAAGAATTGAGTAGACACAAAGTATCCGAACATGACCAGATTCATCATAAGGTCATCGTGGTTGCCATCGCTTGCTTCGTATGATTGACCCTTGGCAACAAACGTCGAAATCTCTAGGATGGTATTCTCATCCATGATCTTCAGTTTACCACTTTCAAGGATATCCTTGATCGAGGAACATCCCAGTCGCTTGACCTTACGGTTCATCTCGATCCCTAGTGCGTTTGCCTTAACAGCACTGGACGTGTGTAGGTTTTCGTATTCTAGATCATAGTACAGTCCGTTACATACCACCGCACCCTGATCATTTGCTTCAACTACTACCCATGCTTCGTTGTAGAGTTTTGCATACTTATATATAATATTTGGAAGCAGTAAGGGAGATATAGTGTTACAGCGGTAGGTAGCCACCTGAGTAAAGGGACGCTCCGTAATATCGATGACCTGAAAGGTAGAATAATCCTGTCCTCTTCCCTTAGAGACATCAACCGTCATGATGTATTCATGTTCTGGATTTGGTTCTCTATAAACTAGACAATCACCGCCTTCTAAGATGCTGGAGGGATTGTCTGCCCGTAGAGACATAAGTGTCTCTGCATTAATTAAGGTATCGCCTGTCCCGAAGAAGGTGTTGCCAAACTCTTGGTCGAACTGCAGTTGCGACGTGTTTGCTATCGTCTGCTGTTTCCATTTTTCGTCTCGCCCCGGTACATCCCACCAATCTACACGGAATGGTACGTACTCATTAGTCTTTTGTACTGCCCCTGTCCAGATTTTCTCGAACTGGTTTCCTATTCCATTTGCGGTTGATGTGATAATAACCTTGGTGTCTTTACCGGATGATATGACGGGGTAGGTCGAGGTGTAGAACTCAGTAGCATTTTCAACAAAGGCAAACTCATCAAGAAACAGCAAGTTAACAGACATACCACGAATAGAACTACCAGAAGTGGCAGAAGCAATAATTCGAGAATTATTAGAAAACTCAAGAGAACCTTTGTTAAGTGCCTTGCAACCGGGTTGTAAGAAGAATGGGAGATTCTCCAGCATGAGGGTGACCCTTGCGAGCATCTCTCGTGCAGTAGCACCTTTGTTAGCAAGGATTGCGATGGTCTTCTCAGGGTTGAAAAGAGCAAACCATAATAGGTAACCAACCGAAGATATAGATTTCCCAGACTGACGACATGCCAGAACGATACTAAACCGATTGCTTCTAAAGTGCTCGAACATCTTTTCCTGATACGGGTACAGTTGGAACTGAACCAGACCCCTATCAAGATGCACCACCTTCACGTACTT